TAACACCACTAATATAAAAACTGTCTCCAATGTCTGGTTTGAAAGCAAGACCGTCCACGATTAAAGTTGTACCTGTTTGGCCTGCACCGTTAACCAAAGTTGTTCCATTATGATAAGGAACAGCACCAAAAGAAGTAGCACCAACAGGATCTAAGGCATTAGACAAAAAGGAATGATAGCCAGATGTGCTAATGTATGCTCTAGGGGGCTGCATACACAACATTGGGTAGAACCCTGTAGATTGTGCATATGAAGCACCAATGCCTGTATAGCCTGTGATGGTGACAACAGCTTTGTCAGCAACGTTGGCAGATAGAGCAGGACTAAAATTGACAGTGGCTGATCTACCTTCATCGTAATAGCTACGAGAAGACACCGTATACACCGTAGCTTGACCAGCAATGGTGAAGGTGATGTTTTGATCTAGCTGAAAGAAAGGATCAGAGATGACAATAGAGGTAGCACCAGCGCTGTGGGCTTGCTTTACCAACATCGTTGCAAAGACAGGAACAGGAGAAGTATTAAGCTTTCTATAGCCTTTGATGCGCCTATACCCACCCTTCAATGAACACTCAAAATTGACAAGCTCTCTAGCACTTCCAGGAAACTGATTTGCTTGTTCAATAGGAGATAGATTGGTGAGGAGACCACCAGAGCACGCTACAGGAAAACTCTCAATTCTGTCCATATCAGCCGAGCCTCGGACCAGCAATGAAGTACGGACCTGTGGCTACATAGGTCGAAGTCAAATATTCATACTTGTTGATGAGCACTGTTCTCATTCTCTTGATGCCCTCATCAAACTTGCCCTTAGCCAATGTAGCAGCCTGTTCATTACTTCTGAACATGTAAGAGTGATACATAGCACCGTCTAAGACAACGTGCTTATATCTCTCAGGAACAAAGGGTACATCGTCATACTTCTCGAGATCAACAGGAATACGATAGTATTCGTAGACGAGTTTGTACGCTTCCTTTGGTGGAGGTACGACGATGTATTCTTGTGACGGAGCGTTGCAGATTCTAGTAGGAACATTTCTGATGCTGGTGTCAGAAGAATATTCTTGATCTACATAGTGCTTCAGATAATCATCATACGTCAGCACTTCCAGCTTCGTTGTCTTGTTACCGAAGGTGCTGTCTTCTTTGATACGAAAGCTATCAAAGTCAACAGAGGCAGCATCAATAGGAAAGGCATATCTGCTTGTACCAGCCGTCAACGTCTCTTCTGTGCTGACATGATTGAAAGGCCATTCAAAATGGCTTTGGTTGATGTCACGCAGAGAAGCATTGATAGCATCTTTGCATTGAGCATACCAACCCTTAGCTGTAGCGAAGGTCGCTGAAGTGAGTTCAACCTCATTCAGCTTTCTGTTGACAGCGTTGACAAGTTCAAGGTAGTTGTATGCCATTAGTTTTCCTTGATGTTGAGCTTGATGACACGCTCAGCAATAGATCCACTACTGTCGGTGATACGACAATAGATTTTGTATTCTTTGTTTACTGTGCCTAAGCCAAGATTGATGGTGGCAACAGTGCTTGTATTTGTCTGTGACACGTTCTGAAGACCATTGACAACATTGGTAGCATTGAAGGCTGTCTTAGCACCAGAGGCGTTGTCAACAAACCAGGCTACAGATGAAATAGTGACACCCGTGCCAAGCCATCTAGACCAGTCTACGCTGTAGTCCAAGATTTCATCAGGGTCTTTGTTGGGCCATTTATACGACATAGGTTTTCCTTAGCCTGGTGTTATAAAAGTAAACACTACTTTTGTCAACTCAAGCCTACATAGGCTCTTCGTTCACTAGAAGATGTTGTTCTATCAGAGGTGACATAGACAATGCGTTGTTGAGCATCAACAGACACTCTTCTTGTGTCTCTACCGTCAACATACACCTTTCTTGTTTGACCATCAATGTAGGTCTTTCTTTCATCTTTAGAACCTACATAGACAGTGCGTAGTCTTTCATACAATTCCTTTACTGCTTCATAGTCAAAGGAGGTGTTGACTACTGCTTCGTTGCCTAGCGCTGTAGTGCCTACAACACCAGCAGCAAACGCCTGGGCCTTGGCAATGACAATGACGGTTTGAACGAATGCTGTAGCGCTTACGCCTACAACATCGAAGCTAGCGTTGGTGATGAAATCTACATCGCCTGTAGCGCCTGTAGCGCTAACACCAACAGCACTGACATTAGCTGTTGTATCTACTGTCTCATCGCCTAAGGACGCTGTAGCGCTAACACCTGTTGTCGTTGCTGTGATGGGAATAGAAGCAACAGCAGTACCTAAGGAGATGGTAGCGCTAACACCAGTGACGCTGATGTTGGCATTGGTGATGTGGTCTACGTCTCCAATGCTTCCATTGAGGATGTTTCCATTGGGATAGGCATTGGCATCAGCAGTGACAACTTCGTTGCCTAATGTTGTTGTAGCGCTAACGCCTGTGACGTCTACAACAGCATCTGCTATGACAACAACAGAGCCGACAGCGCTTGTGGCGCTAACGCCTGTGACGCTTACGTTAGCAACACCAGCAACAACAACAGAGCCTACAGAGGCTATGGCACTAACGCCTGTGACGTCTACAACAGCCTTAGCAACAACAACTTCATCGCCTAATGTTGTTGTAGCACTAACGCCTGTGGCGTCTACAACAGCAGTGCCAGTGACAGCAACAGAGCCTGTGGCGCCTGTGGCGCTGACGCCTGTGACAGGAACGCTGACAAAGACAGCAGCAACAACAGAGCCTACAGAAGCTGTAGCGCTGACGCCTGTGACGTCTACGTTAGCATCTGTGTTGACAGCAACACTACCAACAGAAGATGTAGCGCTGACGCCTGTGACAGGTACTGGAGTGACAAAGGTGACAGTGACGCTACCAACAGCACCTGTGGCACTGACGCCTGTGGCGTCTACAGAAGTGCCTACGTTGACGTTGACATTGCCAACAGAGCCTGTAGCGCTGACACCAGTGACATCAACGCTGATGCTAGCACCACCAGCGGCTTCAAAGAGCCAGCCAAAGGAGCCGTTGTTGGTGCTATTACTACCAGCGTACCAGTTGCTCATTAGTATGCCCTAACGCCTGTGATGGTGAGATAGTCAACATCGGCTGCTGTGCCAGAGCCTGTGTGGACTAATGTGCATGGTGAAGTTGCAGAAGATCCCGTCAGCGTCAACACATTGCCAGCAGCACCCGTGGCAGTGAAGCTGCCAACACGCTGTGTCGTTGTGCTAAAGGCGATGGTGGTGGCACCAGTGGCGCTGTAGGTGTTGGTGATGTTAGCGAAGGTGTTGTTGCCGCTGATGGTGAGCGTGCCTGCACCGCCTTGGTCTAGGGTGATGCCGCTGTAGGAAACGCCACCGCCTGCGAAGGTCTTGGATGATGCAGAGGTGAGGCTGATGGTGCCGGTGCCGGTGACGGTGAGGCTAGCCGTAGAGGATGTACTCCAAGCTGTGCCGGAACTTGCTATTGTCCAAGTGCCAGACCCAATATTAAGAATACGTGTAAGACTTCCTCCTAATGTAACACTGCCGGTAGCGTTGCTAAGTGTTACATTGTAACTATTTGCATCAAAAGTGCCCTGAACAACACTAATTGCAACACTGTCTTTACTTGCGGTCAATGAATCTTGTAAATTTACGGAACCGTTAGGAGAGTCAGTAAGGATAGTTTGCGTAAACGTATTTCCAGCGCTGGTAATTGTCTGACTTACACGGCCAGCAAATGTCAATGTTCCAAAGCCAGACAACGTCGTGCCGGTTCCGTTGATCCAGTTGCCGTAAATAAACGATTGGCTGCAATTTAGCGTCATCGTATTTGTCGTCCGCGCCGACATGTCGATGGTGCCGATGTTGTAGGCAGCGTTGATGGTGACCGTGGCTCCGCTGTTCAGCCCTGTAGCTTCAAAGAAGCAGGTGTCTTGCGCGAGAGGGAAGTCGTTGATGTCAGGCGTGCCGCCGCTTGACGTAGCCCATCCAATAGCACCGCCCCAGTTGCCACCACCAGCAAGGTTCCAATACTTGTTTGCCGCAGC